AGAACGCCAGAAGAAGATGATGTTATATCTTTACCAGATTTAAAGAAAATACCAGCGGAAGATTCAAATCCGAGTATACCTTTCGAACGATACGTAAATCCACCATACACTTTATCTTCTTCTTTGGTATCTTTTGGATTGTTATCAACAGTTCCAGTTTCTAGGTTATAATCTCCACCAATAGAAAGATTGAAATTGTTACCAACATTAAAATTTAAATCGTTTGCTACACCAACCGTGACATCATTATGGAAAGCGCAATTTGCATCACCATTGACTTCTAAATTAACATCTGAATTACATTTAATGTTAATTTGTCCTTCTACCGTTAGATTACAAGATCCTTTGACATAAACATATCCATTCCTTTCCATTATAGAATAATTATCACCAATGATTTGATTAACTGTAGTACCATTGGCATCAATTTCGGTGAATGTACCAGATCTATGGAAATAATGTGTACGTTCATTACCTGGTGTATCATCTAATTCAATTACATGTCCAGATTCTGTTTCCGTTACTTTATTAAATGGATATTGAGCCGAAATAGGACATTTTGGTTGTTCATATTCCTTCCCAAATGGTAGATCTATACCAACATTTCTAATTGAATCTTTAAATTCAATACAAGTCCTTCTTAACACACCTCTTGATAATCTATTGACGTCAGATTCATTCATGTATTCTCTTAGAGGATATTTACCTTGTGGATCTGTAAATCCAATTTCAGAAAAATTGGCATCTCTATTTTCCCTGAATGCTTCTTGTTTATGAGCAGGTTCTTTTGATATTTCAGAATCAGTTCTTTGGGGTTCGGTGTTACCAGAATCTTTGTATGATGGTTTAGGCGTAACAGGAGAATATTCTGGAGGCATTGATGCTTCTTTAACTTGAGGTAAAGAAGCAAGACCTTCTGTTGTCGGTTTTGGACCGGAACCTAACGACTTGAAGAATTCATATCGTTGACGTTTCTCGGAGAAATGTTTATCTTTGGTTCCACTATTAACCTTTTGTTGTATGATAGTGAAAATATCGGGTGATGATTGGATATCTCTTAATTTTGGTAATTTCATGAATAGGAAAGATACAACAATTTTCATCATCATATCATCTTTCATTACTTTAAACGGATCCTCGATAATTCCTGGATCTTCCTTGTAGATTATCTTGTACCATTTTGTTGTATCTTTATATGTAGCCAGACCCGTTAATTGTATAATACCTTTACCATAGTAAATCCATTGAGACGCAGGTAATCCTTTCCTTGTACAATATTGTTGAGTAAAATACGCTTGTTTATCGTTACCAGAATACAATTCTTCAATAGGAAGAAATCCCGATTCAACAGAACAAATCCCTAATACAGCAGCTTGACATACATCATTTGTTACACCAGCTTCCTCTAACGCAATAACTAATCTTTTGACATTGGCTAATTGAATCTGTTTGATATTAGATTGTTTTGCATATCGTTTTGGTACATACAATCCTTTTGGTAAAGTATCTGTGTTTATTGTCATGGATTATCCTTGTACCATTTTATTCGGTGGTAAATTTGTATCGAAGAAATTCAATGCAACATCAGATTCAGGATGGTCTGTAACTAACGGTGGATTTTCTGAATACAAAAAGTACATATATTTTTTGGTATCTGTTTCATCGGATGGATTTATATTTGAGAACATTTCAGAATCAACATTATCCCATTTCGACGGTTCGTTCATATAGAATATAAATTTATTCAAATTGGTATCGAATTTACCAGTAAAATAAACTACACCAGAATTATCTAAATCGGATGTTGCTCTTATTTCGTATATGGTATCTAATTCTGTTATAGGAACTTGTACCATTTTATAGAATTCAAGAAGAGTCTCATTTGATTGTTCATCATTTTTTGGTATACCTAGATTTTCGGCAGCAGACGAATCTATCATTAAATCCAACGCAGATCCAACGATACCAATAGTTGAATCCAATAATCCTTCTCCGTCTGTAAATACAACACCTCCTGTCATCTCAGAAATAGATTCAGCAGATTTGGTCATGGATATTCCATATAATGTTCCCATCACCAGAAATTGTTGTTCATAATCATCCAAGTATTGACCGACAATTGTAGTTCCAGGTACAATACCAACTGGAGCATGCCCTAATCCTGATATAGAAGCCGAATAGACGGATCCCATCACAGGACTCCAAGGTAAATCTTCTGTTGATAATTCTTTCTTATTGGATGTCATATTACCATGAATCCTTACTCTCACCCTACCTAATTGAAGAGGATCTAGTCTATCCTCAACAACTCCAGTATATAATCTTCCCACAATCTATCCTCTATTCAAATTTACAATTGATGAATCTTTAATCAATTCCATTACACATTCATGATATGTTCTATCGATGAAATGCCTCAACGATCCTATAATATAATTACCACTTAATGTATTATCTTTCAGATCCATATCGTCTTGATATGTTGGTTCTTCTCTATATAGATCTAATGTAACTTTCTGTCCAACGGTGTAATCAGTTCTACCATAAACGGTAATCTGAACTCTCATGGAATGCGCCAATGACATTATAGACATTCGTTTTTGTATAACATTAGAATTAGAAATGTTATGAAGACTACCCGAATATATTCCATTCATCTTAGGAACATTAATCATACAAGATTGATTGGTTGATATTACCTTTTTGGATACAGAAGAAAACGGATTCAATCGAATACTTTCATCATAATGGTCTTTGTAATCATAATTGAAAGATTTATACGTTTTCGTTGTAAGATTATATACATTCAAATTTGATGTAAATGCACCACCTCTAATTCTATCCATGTAATTAAATGCTTCAATGATTTTCAACTCAATTACATTTGAATAATTACGTTCAATATCTCTAGTGGAACTACCGTCTGACGAGAAATTTCTATTGAAATCATTATATGTGAATGTTCTGGTTGAATCCCCCATATACAATGATTCCAACGATATAAAATTCAATCCATTTTTATTTTCAAAGAATAGATAAGAAGGAGTTCCAGGAACAACAGTTCCATCTGGTAATGTTCTATTTTTGGTTATAGCGTGTTCCGCGAGGTAATTAAGATTCTTAACTGGACTCCAATAATTTGAAATATACGTATGTCCATTTTGGGTTTCTTCTATGTTGAATCTACTCAATTGTTCTTCTGTAACTTCGTCTGGTTTACCTTGGAACGTCGAATACATCTTTAGAATATCAGAAGCAATATGTGATATAGATTTATCATCAAATTTCTTAGATATCTTAACATTAAGATCGATGATTGCTTCTTTGGATACAAAATGTATAACATATCCAACTAATCTATTCTGAAGATATTCATAATCTGTTATCTTATAGATCGCAAATTTACCAGATATGGAATCTTTCTTCTGGTCTAATTCAGGCGTAACAAATAGTAATTCCAAGAACTCTTCGCCGATGATTGGTAAATTAGCAATCATACTAAGAGGATCTTGGATAACGATATTACCAGTTATAAATGGAGAAAATAGATCCTCGTAAATGTTATATGAAATCACTTGATTCTGTATATCAACAAAATCATTATCTTTTGTAATCAGATAAGATTTCTTGACCTGAATCTCACCCGCACTTTTTAATTCATGATTACTAATCATAATGCATTCATCTCTTGTATAATCGAATCAATAACGACTTTTGGAATCACTTTGATTTTCCTTTTTTCATCGTTTAAGAATGTTTCGTGGTCTAAATTGGTCACTCTATGATTCGATATGAAATCAATATACAAATTATAATTTTGTAAATCTTCTTGATACGTCGGGGAATTCTCATCAATTGGTTTGATGACTTCTTCTGGTGGATCTATGATTAATCTAATGTCATTGATTGTTTGTTCATAATGATGCGTGTCGTATTCTTTACCAGAACCATATGTATCCGTTACGTATTTGAATAATGATTTTGATGAAATCGGGAAATCGTTTAGATAATGAAATTTGAAATTGACCAACATCAATACCCAATGGTAATAAGGAGATCCATATAATTTCTCGGAAACAATTTCTGGTGTATCGTCGTTCTGGATTGTATAGTCTTCGAACGTAGTTACATTAGCTTCCATCAATTTTCGTATTCTAACATTTTTTGATATATCAATAATGTTAATTGTTTTGACTGTTCCGTCTGGATTAACAAACGGATAATCTATTTTGTTGAAATTTGTAAAATACATTTTAGAATCCGTAATCTGAAATTGAACCGCTATCCAAAGTTGTTAATTCTTTGAAATCCAAAGTAAGGTTAATCTGAGTTGGAGTTCCGTCCGCAAATGTACTGAAAGAACCATTTGGTGTATAATCAACAGTCATACCAGTCAAGACGCAAGATGTATGTTTATGTAATGCAGTGTTTTCACCTGTTCCTGAATAATACTGTACATCAAATTCGGAAGGGAATATATACAAGAACCCATCAGCATCTTTATATGATGGATGCATATGAGTCTTGAATAAATCAATGATACGTAATACATTTTCTGCTTCTGCTTCATTTTTCGGAGCAAATCTATATGAAAATGAAAATTGACGTAAATCAACAGATTTGAAAATCAATTCTGTTTTTGGATTGACGGTGGTATTCATCACTGCTTTAAATTTATCATCCTTATTCAACAAATACATATCCTTTGCCGTGGAAACAGTACCTGCCATTGAATTTGCTCTGTTAGGATCTATCAAATTCAATCCAAATGTCAATTTAGTTAAATCAATCTCGTCATAATTCACGGAGTATCTAACTTGTAAAGCTACGGGCATATGTAAAATTACAGCATCCGATATACGTTTTGTTGTATTAGTCTTATCTTTTGTGTTACTGGCTTGAACCCCATCAACGGCAGCCTTTGTATCTTTGGATGCATCAGCTGATGTAGTTTTTTCTTCTTCCTTTGGCGTATTTGCGTCCAATAGATTAATTGCCTTTAGAATATCTCTTGCGATACTAGAATTAGCAATTTGAGATATAGTTTTTGGAACTCTCAACGCATCTTCCACTATGTTTTTTGTTTGTACAAATTTAGAATTCTCTTGTACATTAACATAAAATACAACGTAATTATCACCATATTCTTCTGGATTCTGCATGTCCATTGGATATACATAAGAAGATATGTTATATTTAGAACCTTCTGTACCAATTAATTGTGTCTTGGAACCAATAGTTGAATACTGTTTATTGGAACGTCTCTGTTGTAATGTCGGCATTCGTTATATCCTCTTGTTTTGTATTATTTAATACATAAATAACAATAAAACAAGGAAGAATCAATGGCAAAGAAATATCCTAAACCAGTTAAATGGAATCCAATACATCCAGAAAAATACGCTGGAGATCCGTCTACCATTATTTTAAGGTCTTCTTGGGAACGACGTTTTTGTAAATGGGTAGATTCAAATCCAAATGTAATTAGTTGGTCGTCTGAATCATTTTGTATACCCTATATTTCACCATTAGACGGTAAGATGCATAGATATTTTCCAGACAATCTAATGACAATTAAAACAAAAGAAGGTGTTAAAACCTACCTTGTTGAAATTAAACCACATTCTCAAGCAAATCCATCAAACAGTAGAAGAAGAAAGACGTTTATTCGAGAAACGGAAGTGTACGCGGTGAATATGTCTAAATGGGAAGCTGCGGATAAATGGTGTAAAGTTAGAGGATACGAATTTATTGTCTTAACAGAATATGAATTGGGAATCAAATGAACGAACAAGAAACAAAACCAAAATTAAAAATCAAATTAAAGACACCGAAGGAAACTCCAAAAGAAGAACCAAAACAAGTTCCTCCTACTCCAAAATTAAAAGTTAGATTAAAGGTTCCAAAAGAAGAACCCAAAGAAACACCAAAATCAATACCAGCAAAGAAAGTCAAAGTTAGATTAAAACCAACTAAGGAACTTCCAAAAGAAGAACCAATCAAACCTGTTGAAAAGAAACCAACACCAGAACGTAAAGAACAACAAAGAACAATTAAAGATAAATTGTCCAGAGCAAGTTCATACGAGATTTCTGAATTAAGAAAACAATCAAAGGCTTGGTTCAATTCTGAAGTTAAAAAATTGGCAAGTTCTAATGATGCGTCCGTAAGAGGCACTACCACATTAAAACCAGAAATTGGTGTTATGTATTCTTTCTATTATGATGCCAAACATAAAGACATTTTACCTTACTGGGATAAATTTCCGTTGGTATTTCCGTTCAGAATCCTACCAGATGGATTTATCGGCATCAACTTCCATTACGTCCATTATAAAGACAGGATAATCTTACTTGATGAATTACAATCTATTGCTGTAAGTAAAAGAACAGATGTTAGTACCAAATTGAAATTATCATATAATCTATTACAAAAAATGGCACATCATAAGAAATTTGAAAAATGTGTACATAGATATTTGTATTCACATTTAAGAACTCCGTTGAAAAAGATTCATTCTGATAATTGGATAGTCTCGGTACTCTTACCAAACGAGCTATTTACGGGAGCTACGGCAAAACAAGTATGGAGTTACTAAATGTCATCTAGAAATACATTAGACGAATTCATTTCATTGACCAAAAATGAAGGGTTGAGTAAATCAAGTCATTATGATGTTGATATTGTAAATCCCCCGAAAATCTTTAAAGATCCAGGCGGTAATGTTAAACAAATTGCGGATCCATTGGATGGGAAATATATGATGTACTGTAAAGCAACGTCTTTACCAGGCACTAATTTATTGACTAATGAAGTTGCCACGTTTGGTGAGAACAGAGAAGTTCCGTATCAAAGAGCATTTGATAATTTAACATTAACATTTATGATGGATATTGATTTAAAGATTAAACGATTCTTTGAAAACTGGATTGGTGGTATAATCAACACTAAAACCAGAGTACAAGAATACTATGATAATTATATCGCAACAATAACTATCACCGTAAATGATGGTGCGTCTAAATCTTCAATGGAACGTTTAGGTAGGACAACCAATGAACGATTTAAATTGACGTTACATGAATGTTATCCTAAGACATTAGGTGAAATGACGTTATCTTATGATTCAGAAGGATTCGCGGAGATGCCCGTCACAATGACATACAAATACTATACAATAGATCCAATTTCGGATGCGTCTAAACGATAAGGATATTACAACATGAGTAAATTGAGTGATAATATGTCCAAGATATTCAATTTAGAAGAAGAACCTATTGAAGGTGAAATCACAACAGTGGAATATAAGGAATCATCTATTGTTCCAATTGTTGAATTAGGAACAGAAGAACAAAAAGAGAAAGATTTTGACCAAGTCAGACGCAACATGTATGAATTGTTAAGTCAAGGAACTGACCTATTAGAAGACGCAATTCATATAGCAAGGGAATCTGAACAACCAAAATCATTTGAAGTTGCTGCAACCATTATGAAACAATTGACTGAGATGAATTCACAGATTTTAAGTCTTCATCAAAAACGCCAATACTTGGACGATAGTGTCAAGAAGAAAGAAGTGTCTCAACCAACTAATACTCCAGCAGCAACCGTTACGAATAACACTATGTTTGTCGGCACTACAGCCGACTTGAATAATATCATTGAACAAATGGGAATGAAAAATGTTACCAAAAGTTAATTTACCAATTTATACAACAATCTTACCTTCAACAGAAGAAACCGTTAAATTCAAACCATTTACCGTGAAGGACGAGAAGAATCTATTATTGGCTCAACAATCTGAAGACCAAGATGTTATGTTGGATACAATTACGGATATCGTCGATAATTGCCTTGTAACCAAGTTAGATTATAAATTGGCAATCTTTGATGTTGAATACTTATTTTTACAGATAAGATCTAAGAGTGTTGGTGAAATATCGGAATTGATTTTTGCTTGTGATGAATGTGATGATGAGAAAGCCAGAGTGAAGGTTTCATTTAATTTAACAAATATCAAAATTGTTAAAAATGAAAATCATTCAAAACGTATCCCATTATTTGATGATGTTGGTATCGTAATGAAGTATCCATCATTCGCTATCTTAAAGAAATTCAATGATTTGGAAACAGAAGATTATCAATTAGCGTTTGATATGATTATCGATTCCATTGATTATATCTATGATGATTCTGAATTATACAGACAAGAAAATACACCAGATGATAAATGGAAAATTGAATTATCTCAATTTGTTGAAGATATGACTGATGATATGTTAACAAAGATTATGTTATTCTTCCAGACGATGCCTAAACTATCACAATCAGTGAAATATACATGCCCTAAATGTGGATTGGTTCATGATAAAGTTATGGAAGGTATTGAACATTTTTTTTAATGGCTCTATGTCATGATAATTTGATGAATCATTATAAGATGAATTTCTCTTTAATGCAACATCATAATTATAGTCTATATGACATAGAGACAATGTTACCATTTGAACGCGAAGTGTATGTTTCTTTATTGATGAATCATTTAAAAGAAGAACAAGACCGATTAAAGAAAGGAAAGAATAATGTCTAGTATCGATTCCATACTAAAGAAACAATTACAACATTTATCGTCATTAGATGATAACACAACGACTATTGCCGATGCGATACAATATATAGAAATCTCATTAAACGAAACAAATAGATTTTCAGGCGGTAAATCCGATAAAGAAATTCAATTTGAAGAAAGGTTCGCGGAAGAGAAACAATTCAACAATTCCATGAAGATGATAGATTTGTTATCTGAGATTAAAGATAGAATTGAATCGAAACCCGTTTTGAAAGATAACGCACCAGAATCAAAACCAAAAGAACAACCAACAAATAAACCTTCTGGTAAATATGATGTTGATAAATCGGATAATGTAATCTCATCATTGTTTAAAAAATCAGCAATTGGTAATCTTTCTTCATTAAAGAAATTCGCAACAAATGTTATTGGTGTAAAAGAAGATTCAAAATTAGGAAAATATCTATCCAATAGAGAATCGTTCAAAGATTACATTAAAGAAGCTAAACGAATCAACCCAAAGTATAATGTAAAAGAAGATCCAAGATATAATGAATTCAAAACCTCTTCTGTGATAAAACAAATTGGTACAAAAGGATTGTCGTTTGGGTCCAATGAAAATATACAGAAACTTGCGGACATTGTTGGTTTGAAAGATGTATTATTACAATCACAAAATGTAAAAGAAACTCATTTAGAATATGCACAACAAGCAATAGAACAAAATCCAGAATTATTGAAAGATAAAAAACGTTCTGATGTTGAGAAAGATCTAATTAAAGAATCCAAAATGTTATTGAATATGAAACAATCATACAATGAATTGTTTGATAAACTTAATACATTTAAAGATTTACCAAAAACGGATGAATCCAATGAAGTGTTTAAAACATTATCTGAAGAACTTTCCTCTCTAAGAAAACAGATAGAGGATACGGATAAAACATTTGTCAAAGAAGAGCCAGTTAAAGATATTCCATCTCAATCGACTCCAGTTGAATCTCCAATTAAAAAGGAAACTGTTGAATCTAAAGTTCAAGATGAAATCAAATCATTATCTGATTCAATTAAAGAGTCCTCTAAGATAACAACTGTTGAATCTAAAGTTCAAGATGAAAATAAATCATTATCTGATTCAATTAAAGAAACCTCTAAGATAACAACTGTCGTTTCCAATACACAAGATGAAATCAAATCGTTATCTGATTCAATTAAAGAGTCCTCTAAGATAACAACTGTCGTTTCCAATACACAAGATGAAATCAAATCGTTATCTGATTCAATTAAAGAAACCTCTAAAGAATCAACTAATATATCGAATGAAGTTTCCGAATCTCAAATTGAAGATAATTTACAGAAATCCAAAACATTTGATGTATTACAAAATCAATTGAATGTTCAAACAGAAATTTTCAAATTGTTGAAAATGGGTAAATTTGGGGTCAATGAGAAAGAAGAATCCGATACATCATTATTGGGTGGGTTGTTTGGTGGTAACGCTAAGAAAGAAGGTGGTAAATTAAAGAACAAAGCTAAATCCTTTGGAAAATCAACAAAAGATATTGCCTCCAAAATCGGAGGTAAATTCAAACCATTATCAACTGGAGTAAAGGCGATTGGTGGAGCTACTGCTGCCATGGTTGCTGGTTCTTCTATTGGAAATTTAGCGTCTAATGTTGTTAATGGAGTAAAGGAATCAACAGTTGTTGGTAAGATGGGTGGAGTAGTTAAATCTGTTGGCGGTAAAGTATTGGGCGGTGTTGGAAATAAATTGAAAGGAAGTGCTTCTGCATTGATTGGAACCTCTATTGCCAAAAGATTACCTGCTGCCATGGGCGGGATGTTGGGTAAATCTATTCCATTGATTGGTGCTGCATTAGGTGTTGGGGAAGGTATCAGTAGATTGGTAAAAGGAGATATCGCTGGAGCAGGATTGGCTGCCGTATCTGGTTTAGGTTCAGTTGCCACTGCTGTACCTGCGGCAATCGCATTATTGGCAAATGATGTTTATGAAGATGTGTATGGTATTTCACCAATGTCAGATCCATTGGTTGGTGAACGAATGACCGAAATCAAAAAGAATGTCGAAGAAGAAGCAACGAAATTCATTAACGGTAAATCGGAAGAACCAAAACCAGTAGAACCTGAAAATAAAGAAATACCAAAGATTGAACCTGTTAAAATAGAAAACAAGATAGAACCTGTTCCTGAATTCTCTAAACCAGAAATCGATTTAACATCTCTTAGCAAAGCTCCGTTAAATGATGTTCAATCTAAACCAGTAGAACAAATTAAACAGGAACAATCTAAAGAAACTCCATTACCACCAAATGAAGTATCTATTCCTGAACCTGTTGTAACAATAAATGAATCAACAATACCTTCTGTTGAATCTGAATTTCCAAATTTGAAATCAGAAGAACCTATTGTTAAACCGGTGGGTGTGATTCAACAAGTTCCTGTTACGGTGGAAACTCCATTACCACCAAATGAAGTATCTATTCCTGAACCTGTTGTAACAATAAATGATAATCCAATAGATGAAGTAGTTCAATTAGCAAATCAAATAGACCCGTTGATTGGTAATCCGATAAATGAAGTGAAGAATATCGTCAATCAAAACATTCAATCTGTTACAAAACCAATTGATGATATTATTAATCCGATAATGGATATTCCTTCTTCTATTGATAATAAAGCAGAAGAACTCCTTAATAATATAATACCAGATGTTACAATTAACGGAGAACGTATTGAACCCTCTAAGATAATACCAATTGTTAATTCAAGCATAACAGATACATTATCTAATATGTCTATTGAAACAAAGTTACCAATAGATGTCACTAAGATTGAACCTATTGGGCAAGCTCTTTTCAAAACGCCAGAAAAACCGATAAGAGATATTTCTAACGCATTATATGAAAATTCAGCGAAAACGGAAACCGCTAGATTAGAGAATACCAATAAAAATAATGTATCAAATGGTAATAATATAGTCAACGCGCCAACCAATGTTAACAATAATTCAACGACTGTTATCTCCAAGACAGTTAAGAACGATGATAACACTGTATTGAATTATTTTCAAAACAGATTTAATTTTAATGGATAGATTATGAAAACAGGTCAAACAATTTTCTTCAAAGACGGGGATTACAAATTATTGGATTTGATAATAAAAACGTTTAGTGGTAGTGAATATATACATGTTGGGATAATTTCTGATGATGGTAAATTCATTTTGGAATCAACAATGGGATCCAATAGAAATATGAATTTTATGTCTAATTACGAAAACAGAAGATACACAATTGTTGATACATCTATTTTATGGAATCAACATAAAGACAATATTATTCCCATGATTTCTCCAGTTAGATATGGATACATGGATTTCATTGCTGTTGGTGTTAAATCATTGTTGAGGCGATTTGGTGTACAAATTAAAGTTAAAGATTATTCTGGTGAGATATGTTCAGAATTTGTATCGAAATGTTTTAAATTAGATGAAACCAAATTATCTCCTGGTGAACTATTTGATAAAATGATTTATGAATTGAAACTCCATATTTTAGAAGAAGGAATTGTTAAATTTTAAACAATAAAAATCCCAGAGCGTTAATTCACTCTGGGATTTTTAATACATTTTATTTGCGACTTAACAATTCAGTTAAGTTATCATTTAACATTTTTGCTAATTTGTAATAAGATGCAGAATCAACTTGATTGGTTGGGTCCAACTTGGTTAGATTAATCATCAATCGTTTAACAGTTGATTGTAGATATTTGTCAGTCATCTTAACAGCTTCTTCCAATTTATCTACATCAATCGGTTGAGTGATTCCATGACCAATTCATGGAATTCTTTAAATGTTTTCATTGCGATTCCTTATTTGATTTATTGTATTTATACACTTTATCATCAAATAAATTTAAAATATCAATAAATTCTTGCGGTAATCTAATCAATGTTTCCGATAAGATATAATCAGGAATCTCCCCATAAAATGCTTCCGCTATACCACCGCAGATACAAGCTAATGTATCGCTGTCTCCACCTAGACTAATTGCGTTTCTAATGGCATCTTCGAAATCTGTCGATTCAAGGAAAGATATGATTGATTCAGGGACAGTCTTCTGACATGTTTCATTGAATTTATATGTTGGTCTGATTTCATCCAATGTTCTGTTTAAATCATATCCAAATCGAGTTTCAATTTCATGTTTGATTTGTTCCTTAGAATTACCCGTTCTTGCCAAGAAGATCGAAAGAGCAGTTGCTTGAGCACCTTTGATTCCTTCTTGGTGATTATGGGTAATCGCAGCGGATAATTCAGCTTGATATAAAACATCTTCTATGGTATCAAATAAGAATCCAACTGATGACACTCGCATTGCCGAACCATTACCGTAACTGTTATATGGTTCAACGTCTTCGGAGAACAACCATTGTTTAAACATACCACCATATCCGGCGTCCGAATATCTTCTACCGAAATCCTTTACATTATCAATATAAGATTCTTCATCCAAGATAGATTTTGCTATAGCAAATGTTAATACAGAATCATCTGTGTATATTGAATCCTTTTGAAATAATTCAAACTCTTTTGTCTTTACATTATCGAACTCATAGACGGATCCTATTACGTCTCCAATTACAGCACCAATCATAATTTATCCTTTTTCATTTAACCAAGATTTAACGGTTTCAACGGCAACCGATTGTTTAACGATTTTACTATTCATTCTTATATATTCTTTCATATTAAATTCGCAAATACCCAACGATCCATAAACAACCGACATCTGAATACCTTTTGGAGGTTTTCTCAATTCAATGGAAACGAATGTATGAGATTTATGTAAGAAGTTGTCTAAAATTTGTTGAACATCTTTACGTTCAAATTCATTCAATTTGTCAAATTGACGTTTGGATGTTAGGTAAGTTGCCATTTTAATTCCTCATAATAAATTTGTATTGAGATCTATTATAACGAGTATTCGATGTTTCGAAAGATATTTTAAAATCAATTTAAACATGGAAATTTGTTGTTTTAAGACGGATTCAATATAATGTTGTACAGTTACATTAACATTTAATTAAAACATCTTAAATCGTCCGTAATTAACAAATTATGAGGATTATAAATTGCGTATGAAATTTTATCCAATAAAAATCCAATTTAGAATTTAATCTAAATTGGATTTAATAATTTAAGCTACCATATTTCTGGTATTGGATACAAAATAGAACACCCCTAAGATTCCAGACAAGAAAATTAGAATAGAAGAAGGTTCTGGTACGTCGACCGTATCACCTGTTACATGAACGGTTCCTCCCAATAGATAATCAGATTCTCTTGCCGAATTATTGATATGGAAAGATGACGTAAATTGTAAATCTGCACCATTCATTGAATTTGTATTGAAAAATTCAAACGCTGAACCGGAAACTGCATCCAAGAATCCCGAACCAGATCCGTAAATTGCGCCTGGATTAAAAATATCATATCCAGTCCCTCTCAATAATCCATTACTTTTTAATTTCAAGAAACTAATACCATCAGAAGCCGAAGCAAGTGTTGGCGCATTTTCAGTGAAATCTGGAGTTGAATCGGCAAAAAATTCAACAATACCATCACCAAACGTAAATGTATATTCTAATGGATTGATAGTGGGGAAAAATGACCGTTTATCACCAGAACCTATCAAAAACGAATTGTTAATATAATCAATAGATGTTCCATTCCATACTTGTTCAAATGTTTTGAAATACGTATTAGAACCATCATATGTCACTGCATTGGAACTAGACGATAACATTTGATAAGAAAATGTATATGTTAATTCGCATCCAGGACAAAATTCATTTTGGTATCTTCCGTTGAATTTGTTCACTTCACCATAACCAACGATATGGTCACCTACATGTCCTGCTATGGTTTCAAATAACCCACCATCAATAGTTAAATCAGAACCATCTGTTGGATTCCAATAAACCCCATTGACCGTATTAGCTGATGCATAATTGATTGAACCAATTAACATCATTCCTAGTAATAATTTTTTCATTTAATTTCTCCTGTTGTTGTAGATATTTATAAGATGCATATTTTTATCTACAAAAAATGGAATAGTTCAATTAAGAACTATTCCATCAGTTTATTTTACATCAAAAAACTTGTTATAAATCAGAAGCTAATGAATTAAAGTACGACATGAGGTCAGTCTCTTCATCACCAGAACTCATTGGATTCGGGGTAGATGGCATTTTAGATTCAAATGACGGAGTAGCAGATTTAATTTCTGGTGCTTTATAACTTTCAGTCATAGATGCAGCTGTTGGAGTTTCTTGTTGTTGATTAGGATACAACACAGAATTAACCTTACGAGATAATTCTTCAAACGATTTGAAATTCTTAGGATCCAAGAATTCACGAAGTGGGTGTTGTTTTTGAATAACAGATAATAATTTGTTTTCATCACCGCCCAATAATTCAGATTGAGAATCAAAGAATGATTGGTCATAATTTGGGAATCCTTCAACGTTTTTCACACGTAATTTAAAGTTTGCTCCATCCCACAAATCAAATACATTTACACTTTTATCTTCGGCAAATGCCGGTTTGGCTTTATCCATGATTTTATCAAAAATCTTTTTACCAAATTTGAATAAACGTACAGTACCATTGTTATCTGGATTAGCTGGATCATTAACAATGTATACATTTGCGATAAACGACGTTCTACGTTTTTGGTCACGAGCTTTATTTTTATCTGATTCTAAACCAGTGTTCCAAAGATCTTGATTGATTTTACCAACTGGATCGTCTTGACCGATTGTAGTTAATGAATTTTCAATATACCATTTACCTGTTGGGCCTTTAAATGCGTGAGAATAAACACGAACCCAAGGTAAATCATCACCTTCCAAACGAGGTAAGAAACGAATTTCAGCAGAACCGTTACCAACTTTATCACGAGTTGGTTTCCAATAACGTTCATCATCGTCAGAACGATTTGTTGATGGAGATACAATTTTTTCTAATTCAGCTGTGATTGTAGAGAAGTCAGCGTTGCGCATTTTACGTAAAGATTCAATGTTCATATTTTATTCCTGTGATTTTAAAAAAGTTATTTTAGACGCGATTTAACAATGAATTTGTATAGATGATTGACATTTTATCGATATTCATATCAAAGAATCCGTTGAACTTTTTAATTCGTAAGATATCTTTGTCGAATTGTTTTAAATTGACATCATTTAAGAATCCATTAATGTTATTTAGAATGTTTAAAGTTTCCGTTGTAATTTGATTACATAGATACATATTCCAAATTAAAGGTAGAGCTTTCTTAGAGAAATCAAATAAATTTACATCAGGATTATTCAATTTATCTATTTCAAGCTCTATTTTATCTATATCCTCTTTGAATGTGTGAGTTATTGATTGTTTTCTTTTCAGGAACATCAAATAATTGTCAACAGATTTGTCTAAGTCGTAGATAAAATTTACGTTACCATAAGCAACGTTTGCCGCAATGAATTGAATTGCTTCAATATCAGTTTTGAAGTATTTACCAGCTGCTTCATATATTTTATAATCATTACGTTTCAAGTAAGATTCATAAGAACAATTTGATTTACCGTTATGGGTAAAGATGTTATATTTTTCTTTGGTGAAATGTAATTTTATTGAATGATGATAGCAATATAAGGAAAATCCATTCATGTTATAACTCAATAGTTGTTTTTCTGGGTAACATACCAGAATCAATATATTCTTGTTCTATTTTATCTTTGATAGAACGATTTAACATTGGAGTAATATCCGTTATTTCAAGTAGATGTTCTTCACAATATTCTAAAATTGTATCAATGATTGAAATCTTCATTTCTTTGGCTTTCGATTCAATGAAGATTGAGAACTCGTTGATTGTATTAAACATTTTAAACCTTTTGTTGTTCTTGAGGGATATCTGGTATTCTAGTCCAGACAGAATCCGTTGTTACTCCACGGATATTACCAAGTATTTGCCACATCGAACCATCATCACATAAAACTACATGAACTACAGCTTTTTCATTATTCTTTGTAGTTTCAAATGAATTTATTGTAATTGGTGTTCTCATATACAACTCCTTTATTATACTACATTTTAATCTTAACGAAACTCTTAAACCCGTTCTTTATAAAATTGGTGTGGACCAACTTTAATTGATTTAGATATATGCATCTTTTTGTTGTGAGACATTCTACCCATATCAAAGAAGGTTGAACCTCGAGTAATGTCTTTAACCTGATTACGGTAAATCATTTTTGCCATGTAAAACGAATTGAATTTTTCAGATTCTTTTATTTTTGGTAGATTCTTCATACAAGCATAAGAGAATTGACACATACCATTCGTTTTTTGATGAGTCACTTCACAAACTGAGTTTGGAAATTTCTCAGATTTCACTCTATTCATTACCACAAGACCAACAGAAGCCATACCCGTTACAGGTTCACCTCTTGCTTCTCTGTAAATTGCTTCACCAAGACAATTTATTTCTTTTTGTTCAAAAGAGATAACATTGTGTCCGTTAGATTTACCATGAACAATATTACTCATGGATAAAAATGAGATTAGAATAGTAGCTAGAATCTTTATAAGCATAATTTGCGTTCCTTTTTTGGCGCATATTAACGTACATCTATGTTAATATACTTTCCAAATCAGCGTTATATCTTAACTCTTTGCTGCGATTTGGACAAGGTGCATTTTACATTAAATTCCTGTAGATAATCTATAATGTTCTCTACATTCTTTAGCGGACGCTATCCAAGGGAGAATCGGTTCAATAAAGATTTGAGGTTCTTCATCGTCGACTGCGATTAACACAACAATTTGCTTAATGTTGATTCCTGTTAATTCCCTAAATGATAATCCATAAAATGCACACTGTTGAAAATAATTTGTAATCCATTCCTTACGTTTTAATTTACCAGAAGTTTTAAAATCAATTACAGATAAAACTCCTTTATATTCACCAATACAATCGGCAGTTCCAGCTACTTCCAATAAATCAGAAAATAATCTTAATTCTAAACCATGTACATTATCAATGTCGTGTAAAATGGGTTTAAAACGATTCCAATTTTCTGTATCAAAATCAGATGGAATAACTTCTTTGTTGTTAATATAATCTTCACATAAAGAATGAATTCTTGTTCCCCGATTAGATGCTCTTGAAGAAATCTTATCGGCTTCTACTTCACCAACTTTTTCCCTCCATTCATTTATCGATTGTCGAGAAGCATAACTTGTCACTGATGTTACACTTGGATATCTTTTACCATTAGAAGTTTGATAGAATCTAGAACCATTGATTACAATTCTATCAGCCTGTGGTAATTCATGATGTATATGATTAAACATTATGTTCTCAATTAAAATTTACATATGTCATTATATATTAGATGTTCTGTTTAGAACGGATCCAGGAGTTCTTGAATGAATCTTTTGGAGGACTTCCTTAAATCCATTATCTTTCTTTCTGGATGCATCTAATTTATGAGAATCAATCAAACCCATCCCACCCGAAATAACAACTTGTAAATCTGGATTAGATTGTTTGAAATCATCTAATGATGAGATTGACATAAACTTCTCTGTAATCTCTTCAGTATTAACATTTTTAAACGTATAGAATGGCATATGTTTAAATTTGTTTAAGATAGATTGATTTACATTTATCAGATTTTGGTACAGATTTACGTTTAGAATCAATATAATTCTGAATCCAAACTTCTCTATCAGATAACGTAGAAGACCAATACCAACCTTCTTTAATCCATTTTTCCTTAGAAGATAAAATCATCAATAATGTTTCTTTTGTCGGCAACACAGCATTCAAATTAACAGAATTCGTTATAGAATCATGCCATGTCATCAATTCATCATTTTGAATGATTTCATACAAAATACCATCAATGGCAATGATTTGTTTATTATCCAAATATTGTTCTTCTTTGATTTCAACCGTTTCTTCTTTTGGTGAAATTTTACTCTTAACGGATTTAGGAGTTTTCTTTTCTTCAGTTGAATCAATTGTTTCTTCTTGTGTTAAATCTAACGACATTGTTTATCCTTTTGTTAAATGTTTAACATTGTACCAAATCCGTAAATTGTTAACATCCCAGCATTAACTGTTATCATGGCTTTATCTTTAATCCTTAGAGCCCAGATGGTGAACAATAACGAACCAATGTTCAATACAATAATGTTTAATGGAGTCAAACCGACTGAAGTTAGGATGGCACCAAACAACGACACAACAGTTGCCATCCATTTTAGTTTCTCGGTTAATTTTTTAGACCTAGACATGTTTCCTCATAAAATTGTTTGTGTTAAATTACTTAATGTAAAAATTACATCATGTAAATGTTTTTGTCGTTGAAATCAATGACGAATTTAACTTCTTCTGTATCAGATGAAACCGCGATTACATATTTTGTTTCATCTGATTTGTCCATTGAATAAATATTAACTTCTTGAATCAAATGCATTTGTTCTCTTAAAACTTTTAATGTTTTTGAAATAGAAGTTTTAATGAAGATTGAATCTAATACACCAGATTTAATCATAGATGCGATAATGAAGAATAACATAACAACCTCTCAAATAGAATTTAAAATTAACTAACTTGAATTCTATTATAAAGGTTGTTATAGATTTCGAAAGAATTATTTTCTATTCATCGTCAATAATCATATCGTCTGTTATATCTTCCCAACGAATACATTCATCCCATGGAAATGTAGTAGGATCCTTTGAATCTGATTTATCCCCATACGTGTATGCAGTTGGTCTACCATCGCATGTTAATCCAGCAAAATATCTAATTGACCATGTTGGATCATCAAAATCTTTAACAAACACTTTATCATCTATTTTTAACGCACCAAGATAAGAAGATGATAATGCGTTCAATTCATTCTGTAATTCGACAATCTTAGATTCTAATACAGAACGTTTATTGCGTCGATAATCTTTCTTAAATGTATTCAACATATCGATGACTTCATCAATTTCATTTATATGGAACGACGAAATTGCCGACCCATATTCAAGTTCTTGTTCGATTTCAACTCTGTCGTTATTCAAAGAGAAATCTGCGTTACCAAAACTATACGTATCACTCATAAAATCATCCTTTAAATGTTTTGAAAATAAAATAGTCAACTAACGCATAAAACAATTTTGTTGACATCACTTTTTGTTTAATTGGATTAAATTGCCCCATCATCAATACATTAGAATCTTGAAAACAATCATCCATACCGTTACTTCTTTCAAATCTGTATTTACTTCTTAACGATTTGTATTCATTTCTGGTCATAACGACACCAATCCATATTTTGATTGGATGTGTTCAAATGCTTGTTGTACAGAATCAAATACATCCAACAATTTCTTTGGTTGATTTCCAACTTGAACACTTAGATTAACCTTAACACCATCAACGTCTTCAATTGAATATCTTTTACCATTATATTTAATAACACACATAAAATAACCTCTAAAAATAAAATTAACAAACTTGAATTCTATTATAAAGGTTATCCGTCAAATCGAAAGAATTATTTTTTAGACAATTTATTCATATCCATTGAAGGTTTCTTATTCAATGAAACAGTCGGTTTAGATGTTGAAGATAGTTTTGTCATATCCATACCAGATTTAACTGGAACAACCGAAGCGACTGTCTGTACACTTGATGGTGGTTTATAAGAGGCAGATTGACTCAATTTATTCATATCCATTGCAGATGTTTTAGGGACAACAGTTGGAATTGGTTGTACTGGAGCAACTGATTGTGTAGTGGGAGTAATTTGTTGGGGGTGGGAACATTCGGTTGACGATTATCAATGATAACAGTTTTATGTTCAACAACTCTTTCTACTGGTCTATCATTAGAAGTCATTGCGTTTGAAATTACATGACCCAATAACGCACCAGTCGCCATATTCATCATCGTGTTATCTTGTTGATTTACAACAACAGGAGCCGGAGAGGCAACCACCTGAGGTTGGACAACTGGTTGTTGAATATATGCAGGAGCAGCTTGTTGTGGATACGGTTGTTGATAATTCTGATTTTGTTTGTTATCAGAACAAGCAACCAACAATGATGCGATTGATACAACTAACACCAACTTTTTCATTTTGTTTCCTTATTTTAAAATTGTTTATTCATCATTAACGATGACGGAGAAGTCATTACGTTTTTCAAATTTAATTACATTCGGTATCTTTTCAACGTTTGCTGGATTATGAGAGATTACAAAAATGTTTGAACCCTTCAATTCCTTCAATAGATTAAGGATGAATTCATTACCTTCAGCATCCAATGATGCATCTAACACTTCATCCAATATCAATAGATTAGTGTTAGCTGAATTCTTCAATCTAGCAATTTCTCTCCAGCAGAACAACAACGCAATATTGATTCTGAATTTCTCACCTTCCGAGAAGTTTGAGAATGTCATTGTATCTCTATATCTTGATTTGATGGTCTCATTGAAATTCTCATCCAACGTAAACCCAACATAGAAATCCATGATATGTAAATACTTGTTGATAATGTTATTCATTGCTGGTATATATTCTTTGATGATAGAAGATTTAATGCCTCCATCTTTCAATAACATTAGACCAGCTTCTTCGATAGATGCTTTCTCAAGTAATTCATTCTTTCTGTTAATCCAAGAGATAGCCGCATCAACCAATTCTTTCAACAATGATTTTTCTTTATCAATATCACCAACAGAACCCGCAGCATCCTGTAAATCTTTGTTGAATTTCTGAATCTGATTATCTTCAAATTTGATTTCAGTTTCAAGTTTAGATTTTTCAGAAGTTAATCTACCAATCAAAGTTTCGACGGATAACAATTCATTAAGTTGTTTGTCAACCGTTTCAAATTCAACATTAAAATTATATAACGATTCATTTAAAATAGCAACCGATTCGGATAATGTTTTTAGGATTGAACCAGAATGTTCATGAGTGATTTCCTGTTTACATAATTCACATTCTTGATTATCCGTGAAGAAGTTCTTTGATTTTGATAACGAATCAATCTCATGTTTGATTTTTCTAATTGAATTATTCAGATTTGTATATTTGGTGGATAATGATTCTTTATCCACAATCAACAATCTCTTTGTTTCAATTTCATTCAACATCAAACTTAATACATTTTTCTTCTTGGTATTAGATATCTCATGTTCATCAATTTTGGCTTGGATAAAATCAATCTCAGATTGTTTGTTGGTCTCAAGGTGTTTGATAATCTTCTGTTGAGATTCAACTTTATTCTTTGCCAACGTCAAATTGGTATCAATGTATTTGATTTCTTCTTTGGTCTTCTGGGATTGTTCCTTCAACAATGTATTCATAATAGAGAAGATCCTGATGTCAAGGATATCTTCCACAATTTCTCGTCGTTGAGATGAAGACAATAACATGAATGGAATGTAAGATGAAGCACCCAAGATTACAACCTGACAGAATGTCTTACGATTCATCTTCAGAATCTGTTGTTCAAGGATTGTCTGATAATCTTTAACGGCTGATTCTTGATTTAACAATACATCATTCTGATAAATTTCAAATATGTTTGGTTTCATACCTCTACGAACCAAATATCTTACACCAGCTTCTGAAAATTCAATCTCAACCAATAATGCCTTCTGATTAACAGAATTTATTAATTGTCCTTTTGGGATGTTCCTATATGCGACTCCGAACAACGCGAATGTGATAGCATCACAAAAAGTAGTTTTGCCTGATCCGTTGAGACCCATGGAAAGTGTTGTTGTTTGTGCATCTAATCTTATTTCTGTAAAATTATTACCAGTAGATAATAAATTCTTCCATCTTACTTTATGAAATGTAATCATACATTATCTCCATATAAACTTTCCAAGTAAGAATAATACTCTTTAGTTTTCCATAACAATACAGATCCGAATGTTCGATGTTTAAAATTCATATGATCGGCGTAATCCCCAGATTCACCTTTACCGCAAATTTCTATATACAAATCTTTTTCCTTTAAGTAGAAATCACATCTATATGAAGTTCCTTTATATGTTTTCTCCACTTCAAAATCTATGTCTAATTTTTTATTGAATTTGTGAACTAACAAATAATAAAAATAAATTTCTAATGAAGATCGTAATATAGAATCATTATCTAATTTTAACATGTTATAATAATTGGTGCGGATATTTGATTCGTACATTGTATTATAATGTCTGGCAGTTTTAAAATTATCCAATATAAATTCAGAAAAATTACAATCTAAAGACCAACCGCATAAAAATTGAGGCGATGTATATTTTTCTTCCAATTTAGATAACGCAAAGAATTCATATTCTGGATAATCTTCAAAATCTTTAGATATAACGTCAATTAATTGCTCTTTACTCAATGCATATGTACAATTTTTGTTTGTATAATACTTCACACATTTTTCAATAGCTTCTTCATGGGTATGACCAGAAATTATATAATTCTCATAAGAAACACCTTTGGCTTTATTGATTCTGTCAATTTCATCTTGGGTTTTGATTTCATAGTTTCCTGCCAACGTTCTTGGCGATTCTTCCATACTATGTATCCTTCTTCGTCCCCGTGTTTCAATTTACATTTTTCTAAATTAAACGAACAATCCATTTCTTTAATTTTAATTAAAGATTCTTCTTCAGTATATCCTCTAACCAACCAGAATTCAACGTTGTAGAAATTTGCCATCTTCTTTTCAATATCAGTTTTAGATTCAGACTTCAATTTTGAATTTTTAGCACCTTTTTTATTATTGGATTGTTTTTTATCAAGAGCCAATTTAACAGATTCTTCTTCAGAAAATCCTTTTTCCATCCAATATTCTTTACGTATTGGACGTTTTGAATTTCTCATATATTCTGCTTCTTCCTCTGTGAATCCTTTTTCAATCCAATGTTCTTTACCAAATGCAGATTTAATGTTACGAGGATTTTCTCTTTTATATGCATTACATTTAGTGGTTGCTTCTAATAAACTCCAACCTCGAAAAATCCAATAATCTATACCGTTTCTACTAACAGATTTATTGATTCCGATTTTAGAACGTATCAATAATATAATTTTTGATACATCATTAATTGTATGCAATTCTGAAATTTCAATGAATAATTTTTCTCTTAACGATGGTTCGATATTAGAAACTTCATCTAATGCATTGTTTATTTTATCTTCAAAACTTCTGGGCCGTTTTTCACTCAAAATCATATACATCATCCTTTGTCAGATACATTAATTGCTTCATTAAACAATCCCGATAATAGATTTTTGATTTTTTGTTTATCGCATTTTGAATCAATGGAATCAACGTAATTACTCATGATTACTCTTGTATCCGTCAAATCAATCTTCTCATCGATTATTCCTTCTTGGTATTCAGTTAGATCTTCCATGACTTTAATATCATTACACCCTGCAGAATACAATCTTTTCATGAATGTATCATATGCATATAAGTCTTTCTTATTGATTACAATAACTTTAACATATTTCCCAGAATACTCAGCAACTGATTCTTTTGTATAATCAGTGTTTGAATCATCATATTCAATTCTGGCAAATACTTTATATGGATTTGGTATAGACAGTCTATCAAGTGTTTTAATATCAAGTACATGGAAGTATTTCTGGTCATTAAAATCACTCCATGTGAATTCTAACGGAGTTCCTGTATAATGTACGTTGCCATTTTCAGATTGCGTATGGAAATGTCCTGTTTCAATTAAATCGTATTTCTTATAAAATGTATCAACAGTCACTCCACCATGACTCTCTACTCCCTTGTACATCGGGAAACCAGAAAATTCAAAATGTCCGAAGCACAATTTACTGGGACTTTCTTGTAAAATTGTATTAACATCATTTCGATTATCTGCGCAGACCCATGGAATGATATCAATAGGAGTTCCGTTATATTCTATTGTAATAGGTTTATCATATACAATTACGTTATCATATTCTCTTAACAAGAGGTTAGAGGAATTGATTTCCAATGTTTCCCTGAAGTAACTATCATGATTACCAGCTAGAGTATGAAATGTAATATCATTTTCCTTTAATTTATCAAAGAAGTTGTTTTTGGCTTCATATAATGTAAGAAAATTGACGTTCTTTCTAATGTCCCAACAATCTCCTAATTGGAAGATGGTTTTGATATTATGTTCATTCATGTATGGAATTAAAACATTATTGGCAAACAGATCCATTTGTCTATGGAATACAATGGAATTGTTTCTTGCACCGTAATGTAAATCACCAAGTATAATAACTTTATCCATCGACAACCTCGATTTTAAGTTTATCTGGAACCAGAGTACATTTGATTTTATGTTTGTTGTATGTCTTTAGTTCAAATTCATAATGAGAATCTAATAACATTAACTGATAAGAATGAATCATGGAATCAACATTCCAAAATTTATCAAATGTATCTTCGAAATCATATGAACCAAATTTTAACGTATCGTTGTCAAAAATTGTAATAATTTTATCGATTACATATTTGTCGCCTTTAATTGAATCCGAATCCCCATTTAATTCTATTTTAATCATGTATTAATTACCTTGTTTGATATTGATTCTGATTGAACTATATCCAATTCGAATTTTAATTTTTACATCCAATTTTGTGATTGCTTTCATTTTGGTTACGAAAATACCAGCATTTTCAATTTTATACATTTCAATGTTTTGGAATGTCGTTTTATCTAATGAATTGAACCATTTTGTCAACCAATCAGATAACATTTCTTCATTATGATTTCTTCTGAGTTCAAAGATAAATTCTTTGTCATCGAAAGTTCTAGCTAGAAAATCAATTTCTGGGGTAGTTCTATTGATTAAATTTACATCACCTTTAATTTCAATGTCCATTATTTAATCTCGATGGTTGCTACGTTATCAGTAAATGTTAATTCAACATTATCTTTATTTTTCATATGGAATACAACACCTCTTGATTTATGATTGGCAAAAATTGTATAAGATGAATAATCAAAATTGTTATCTACAATATAATCAATCATTTCTGTAATAGTTTTAAGGTCCAATGATTCTAAGATAGAGATTACAATTTTACCGTTACTCAATAACAATTTGTTTGAACTTACAATAATGGTTTTCATGTTATTCCTGTAATAATTTTTCAATTTCAGATTCATCTAATTCCAATTCAGGGATTTCTTGAATTGTTGTATTAGGTTCATCCAGGAAATCCATTAATGCATTTCGATGTTCCTTGACGACTTTCTCTTTAATCTTCTTTTCATAATACTCTGAATAATCAGATTGTTGATACCCTTTAATGATTTCAACATATTCTGTTACAATATCTTGATTATCAGTTTCTGATTCGAGGATAGAAGACAAATCAACATTCTTAATTAATTGTTGTCTAACGTAAGTCTGTTTTCGTTCCTTCAAAATACGTTGTACAAATGTATTATGAACGGATGCCGTGATATATGAAAACGGTTGAGTAGAACGTTCTGGATCGAATGAATCGAAATACTTGATACCATTTAAGATAGCGTCTTGAATCATTTCATCTTTAAATGAATAGCTAAAGAATCCAGGTCTGTTGACATATTTGTGAGCAATCTTAATGATACATTCTGCTTGGTATCGAGTAATCGCTGGTTTTGGTTTACCATCAAGTTCTGCTTCTTTAATTAGTCGCTTACGTTCAACAATTGAATTGTATAATTCTTCCTTGTTGACATATTCTCGTTTTTGAATTTCTTCTGGCGTCACTTGGTTTGTTTCTTCTGTCAAGATAGTTCTCCGATAATTACATTGATTTTATCCATTTATTTGTTGATTTAAGATGGATGATTTAAACGATAATTCTACAACACATTATAATGATTATTTGTATCTAAGTCAATTCAAGATTTTCTCTTGAAATTCCTTAGGAAATAATCTAATTTAACGGTTGCATCGAATTCAGACGTTTTATATGTAACGCAATCAAATATATCTTCTTGTACATTCAAAAACGATTTGCCTACGGATACAATTTCGCCTACGGATACAATTTCATGGTCTGTATTAAATTCATTATGATTCCAAATTTGTTTTGGTTCAATTGTATGTCGTTCTTCTGCTTTATCGATTGAATCGAATTGTTGAGTCAATTGCCATTTCTGTATAACATCTTTAAATTCAATGGAACTTAGATATCTGTCCCAATTTGTATGTTGTATAACATATTTCCATAAGTCATTAAGTTCTTTCTTACCAAGGTCAACTACAATTTGTTTGGTATTAACATCGTCACACCATTTCTTGGATACAGATTCGATATCGTTAATACTACAGCTCATTATTGATTTAACAAACTGTTTAATTTCCAGATCTGTTATAACGTTTGGCATATCATTTACCTTTATATTGTTTCAACAATTTATCTTTAATGTCTGAGATAGCACTTTCAAATTTCAATTGAATTTCATCAAGACTATCAGCAGTGTTCTTATCATATCGTTCTTCTTCGAATCTAGGCAAGAATAAAGAATACAATGGATTACCTTTATTTGGTTCTGTGATTGCATTTGCTTTGACAGAAATAATGGAACCAATCATTTCATCACGTTTCTTATGGATTTCCATTCGTTTGTTGTCAGGCATTCCCGAGATAGCAACTTTCAATTGACCGCAAGATGATTGACAGATAATTGAACCAAATGTATTTGCGTTCTTACCTTTACCTTCTTTGAATCCAATGACTTCAAGTTCAATTGAATCAACTTCCAATTTCAATTTCACTTGGTCTTTGCTTGTCTTATCTTCCCAGAATCCATTTGGATTTTTGACAACAGAACCTTCTAATCCCAATTTCAGATTATGTTCAAAATGTTCAATCATCTCATCGATAGAATGTACAATTCTTGTTTCAATCAATTCGATACAACCATTTACATTAGATACTTGACTTGTTAATGTAACGAATCTATCTTTGTATGGAATTTTGATTGAACATTTAGATCCAACTTCATCTAATGGAACTTGATCCC